TCAGCAGCTAATCTTGCTGCCAGAATACACCTACAGTGAGCGAGTATGGTTCTCGATGGGGACGCAGCCGAAGTCTTCAAACACTTTGACTGATCTTTCATCGCCGCTTATGCAGCGCCTCCTATACTCAAGACCGCCAAAGGGCACAAACGTTTGGGCCCCAGACCTCTTTAGTATATATGGACTTAAAGGGATATCTGCCGCTACTCTATGGAAGTCTTATCCATGGACCTGGTTGATAGATTATGCTATCGATGTTTCTAACTTTCTAGAAGCTTCGCGTGGTTACATACCATTCGAAATGACTAGATTGAACATCATGGCCCTCCAGAAGCGCGTAGAAACGACAACCATTACGTCGAATACGACGGGGTTATCGTACAGACCTAGCCGCATGACTGCGGTGTCCAAACGGAGGCAGTACTATCCGTATCCTGTGGCGTTTCCTGTTGGGAATATGAATATCACATTCTCAATGGCACAGAACCTCACAGCTCTAACGTTAGCTGGTAGCTTTGGAAAGCTGCTAGCCAGTCACGGCTAGAGCCGTCACAATCCCTGAGAAGGACCAAGACTATGTCTTTTACCGACCCAATGGCTTTCACCTACAACGCGGTTGTCAAAAACCTCGCTCGGGTGAACCAAGATGCTAACGGAAGCGATTTCTTTTATGACGGGACAACCGAGAAGTTCTCGGCTGCTGTCCGTCACACCATTCCGCCGAAAGGTGGGATTGGTGAATCGCATATGCTTCGTCTTGACGTCGAATACTATGACGCCAATTCGTTGTATCTCCGCAAGGGTTCCGTCTGGTTGGCGGCGAAGTCATATGACTCTGCTCAAAACTCGACGACTCTTGGCTATTCGATGGCCGCGCTTGTCAGTTATTTGACGTCTGGTAACCAGACCAAATTGCTGGCTCGTGAGGTTTAGGCCACATTGGCCTTGGATCACTTGCCATGTTCCTTCGACTGGCGCTCCTAATTCTTTTTCTCGAGATAATAGCAATTTTCCTCGAGATCGAGACTATGGGAGTCATCTTGGATACCACTATAGCGACCAAGTTATAGTGGTAACTTATCGGTAGAAGTAAACTCAAACCCACCATAAAGGAGCGTTAAATGGAGTTTACCTTAGACATGGTTCTGGAACCATACTGCCTGGTCCTTAAGGATCTTGCAGCGTGGAAACCGGAACTAGCAGACCATGCGGATCTTCAGTTTAAACGACTGAAGCATCTATGCGAAACCAGGGGCTTTGCGCGGATTCTCTTTTTGAGTCTGCCCGAAGCTGGTAAACTTTTGGACAAATCTTTGTCCTCTGGTTTTCTACCTAGGGAATATCCCAAGGACCTTGGCTCTTATCGACTCGGTAAAGTGCTCTTCTTTGAGCTCTATGACCTAATCTTTGAGAGAGTCGCACCGAATGGTCGTCTTCTTTCTGAGCCTGACCACAACGCTGTGTTCTTTCTTAGGCAACTTTTGTACTTCTACAAGAAGATAGAGGTACAATGCCCCGGTCCCGCAGTGATGCGCGCCGTAGAAGAATACTTCGCGATAGAGGATGGTTTACGTAAACCTACATTGCCGTGGAATTCCACAGGCGAATCCTTTAGCGAAGGCGTAGTGGGTCTTCAGGATTTACTTAGGTTTTCTGTTTCTGCTATAGAGGCAAACTACCCTCGTAATCTCGTCAGAAAGGCAGCTTTGTGTTTGGACCATGTTTCCGAAATTTTAGGAAGCATGGTCCCTGAGCTGGATCCAGACGATATCATCCCAAAGCATGGGCCCGGTGCTGTTGCTGACTTGCGGACTGGTACTGACAAGTACCTCTTTCCCAGCTGGAACTCAAGGTTAGAGTCCCGGTTTCCTTCATCGATGTTTTCTTATTCGACGGAGGAGCATGCCAATCAATCTGAACGGACGTCTTCCCCTGACTATGTCCCTGCACGGATTTGTTCCGTGCCAAAGACATATAAGGGTCCTCGTCTTATTACGATTGAGCCAACAGCAAATCAGTTCATTCAACAAGGACTGATGAGATGGCTTCGGCGTACTTTGCCTAGGCCATTACAGTACTGTATCAACTTCCGAGATCAGGAACCCTCACGGGAACTTGTCCTCG